AGATCAGCTGCAGCATCAACAGCGTTTAATTGTGCGTCAGTTGGTTTAGCGATTGCAAGGTTCCATTCTTTGATGTATGGGCCTTGACCATTGCTATCATCCTGAAGCAGAACGTCTGCTGTAAAGTCTACAGAAGCCACACCGTTGTCTGATGCGTATTTCTTGATTTTGCTTGATAGTGATGCCATAGTTTGTCCTCCTTATTCTATTATATATTATTCTGGTGGGTTATCAATAACCGTGTTCCCCTCTTGAATCCACTCTTGTATTGCTTGGTAATCTGAGTTTGCTTCGTCTAGTGGTACAGATTTAACTCTGTTAGAATTTACATAAGTTATTCTGTAATTAGAAAATGTATTTGTTCTTGTATCATATATTTTTTCTATTGTATTAATCATAATTATAACTCCGAATCAAAAGCGATTAATGAATTAGCATTACTTGATGTTACTGTACTTCCTTGACCAGCAGTTCCAGAAACATTAGAAGTTGCATATAAATATACACGATTTTTAGTTATGCCTGTAATTCCAGTAAAATCATTAAAATAATCAAGTGTATTTACATCAGTATAATAATAATTTGTTCCTGTGTTTTGCACTAATGTAGGATTAGCTCTCATTTCAACTTGAAAAAATACATTTACATCAAATCTAGTACTTGATAAATAAGCACCTGACCCAACCATTTGAGCATTACCATTAACATATAAATAATAATATCTTAAACATCTTCTTAAATTCACATCAGTTGGCAAGAACTCAAAGTCAGATGCAGTGGTTCCAGCTTCTAGTTGTACGCCTGTAATAAACCATTCGTTTGATGTGCTGTCTGCAATATTAACTTGTCCTACGGCTCTGTTTGCATTTGTACTAGTGTTCCAAGAAGTATTCAAAGTTCCAGATGTGTAATCTGTTCCAGCAACTAACCAGAAATATATATCTAAACTTCTACCATTATCATTATTAAAAGCACTAGCAACATCTCCAGAAAAAGTTATGGTTTTCTTTTCCCAAGTATCAGCACTATTTACTGTATAAGATTTTGAAATTTGTCTATCTGGGTCACTATCAATATTAAATAATTCACAAATATAAGTTCCTGTTTTATTTGATTTAACCCAAAATGACATTGTTAAAGATTGAGCAGAAGATGTACCAAATTTTAAATATTGTAAATTTTGACCTTCAAATCTTGATGTTATATACATAACACTATTAGCACTTAAACTTGCATTAGCTGTTGTACAGTCCATTTTCATTGAATATCCAAAACCTTGACCAGTTGGAACATCTGTTGATTGAGATTGTGTCCAAGTACCAGCAGTATTATTAATTGTTCTCCATCTATCGCAAGTAAAATAATCAGAACTTGTAATCCCACTGGCTGAAGTTCCTCTTTGAGCAATACTCATATCACCATTGATGATGATGTTTCTGAATTGAGCAGGGAATTGTGATGCACCTGTTCCTCCTAATGTTTCAGGAAGAATGTTTTCAACTTGATTTTCTAAATCTACTTTACTTAATGCCATAATCTATGCTCCTATAATTTTGTATCCTCTAAAACTTGTTCCAGTAGTACCATAAAATACTGATGATGTTCCTGATGAAATTCCTTGAACCTCAAAATAATCAGTTGAACCATTTGCTTGTGAAATTACAGAAACATTTAAACCTTGACCCGCACCAGCATCAAAATAATTTCCAGCGAAATTTCTATCTATATTTGAAATATCACTTCCATTTTTAGTAATTCTTATATTAAAAGATTGAAAATCTGCAGCAGAATTTACTAACATAATTTGTGCTTCTAAATAATAATAACCAGAAACAGTAGGTGTAAATCTATAATTAGTTGCATTATCATAACAGTTATCAGTGTCTAAAATTTCTGTATTATATTGAACTTTAGTGTAAGTACTAGCAGATATAGATTGATTAGAATTAAGATAAACTTCAAAAGCTGGAGTGTTTTTCAACGCAGCATTATTAATGGTAATATTACCACTGCCATCAGACGTCATGATGTCATTGCCGTTGAAGTCCTGGTATTTATCTACTTTTAATATTCCTGCCATCTTATGATCCTATCTTGTATGCACCGAAGTATGTTGATTTATCTGCACTTTTAAATTCTGTACTTCCACCAGATTGAACTACACCAAAACTTTCAATATAATCTGTAGTCCCATTCATATCAATAATAGCTGTATTAATTACATTTGCTTGATTCATAGCTGATGCAGTATTTACAGGGTCAAAAGTAGTACTTCTGTATAAAGAACCATTTTTGTAAATGTAAACCTTACTATCTTCTATATCTCCATTACCGAAAATCATAATATTTGTATAAACCATATACTTACCAGCAACATTTGGAGTAAATCTATAATTAACAGAATTGTCGTAACAACTATCTGTATCAAAAAGTTCTGTGTCAATCTCAACTTTAGTTATAACGGCACTGCTAACAGTTTGGTCTGCTGATAAATACGCTTCAAAAGCTGGGTAGTTTTGACCTGTTAATCCACCATTAGGAACAGTCAATGTAGCACCTGATGGTACACTAATCGTCTCGCCCGATTGACCAATAGTCAGGGTTCCAGAGCCTGTGATTGTTTCTATGTTTGTTGTTTTAATTGTTCCCATTATGCTCCTATCCTGTATGCACCGAAATAAGTTTGGTCATTAAGAAGTTGAACACCTGGATTTAATCCATTCTGTGTAAATATTAATCCATAAAATTCTAGATAGTCTGAAGAACCATTAAATTCTATAACTGCACTAGCTGTTACTGAACCTGCTCTCATTTCATTTGCATCTGTATCGACAGATGCATAATTTCTTATTAAAGAGCCGTTTTTGTAAGGTTGTATATATAAAAATCTTGTGCCATCCGGAGCACTTCCACCAGCCCAACCTCTTAAACCAAAATAACAAAAATATTTTCCAGCTACTTGAGGTGTAAATCTATAATTTATTGAAGCATCATAAGCAGAATCTGTATCAAAAATTTCATCACCACATTGAATTTTTGTTGTTGTATTATGATCTGTAGCTTGACTTGAACTTAATCTTGCTTCAAAAGCTGGATAGTTTTGACCTGATAATCCACCATTAGGAACTGTCATCGTAGCACCTGTTGGGACACTAATAGTTTCACCTGAAGCACCAATAGTAATGGTACCAGAACCTTGTGAACTTTGATGTACTATTTCGTCTACAAATAATTTACTCATTATACTACCGTTAATGTTCCGTTAACAACGACTGTACCTGTAAAGGCCGCTGGCCCACAGACCATCATGTTATCACTAGCGTCAACTGTGATATCAGATGATATTGTTGCTTTGTTTTCATATCCACCATTGATGGATTTAATCATACCAAATTCAATTGAGTTTGCACCTGCTGTAGTTTCACCAACAGACTTACCTTGAAACACTACATAAATATTATTGGTTCCCGATGCAGGGGCAGATGTAAAACTTAAAGTTTGTCCTGCTACTGTGTAAGCTGAAAATGGATCTTGTCTCACGTTTCCGATAAAGACTTCAATCTCTGCAGCTAAAGTTACGGTTTGAGCTAATGTAAAATTAGTAGTTGTACCATCTCCAGAAAACTGTTCAGAATTCATTGTGATTAGATTTGTTTTTGGTGAGTTGCCTAAATATGCCATCTAATCCTCCTATGAACTAATTGTATCTACGGCTCCGACAACGCAATCAATAGATGATGCTGTGTCAGAAACTACATAAAGTTGATCTCCTGATTGAAGCACAATTTTAGATCCGCCATCAATCAATTCTAACGAACCTCCTGAAATAATCGGAACTGATTTGATTAAGTAATAATCTAATGATGTATTTTTAATATAAACATCTACATTAACTGTTGTTGAAACAATATTAGCTAATCGAATTGAAATTAAACAATCGAATGAATCTACTGCACCACCAAGTACATCAACATCAGAGGTTCCTATTTGTTGGTTTAAATATCTTCTAAAGTTTTGTGCCATAATTCTCCTATAACGCTATTGCCATTGCAACTGCAAATCCTTCACTTGCTGCTCCAACAGGGTTTCCATCCGCATCCAAATAAACTGATTTACCTGCAGGTTGAGTACAAAATACATCTTTTAAACCTGCTGTAAAGTTTACCGCGTTATCTGAATTTGAACTCGATAAAATAGTATCTCTAGACAAAGTGTCTGTTGCAGCATCGGTAACTGTTCCAAGTCCTACTTCCCACTCGCCTGTTCCAGAATGAACTATTGCATAGTAAGTAGTATTACCTGTTCCGATACCAGAGACAAACCCTTCGAAATCTTGTACAGCACCACCGAGATCTAGCGTACCAGTCCCTGTAGTGGTGCTTGTCTCTTTAACTCTGTCATTGAGCACAAGCGCCATTTAATCTCCTTAACTAATTCTTAATATTGCAGCAGATGTTGTAAATGCAGGAAACTGAATAGTGAATGTTCCAGCTGTTGCTGTCTTATCTCCACCAAAATCTAATACTGCAACTGCATCAGTAGTACCTGTACCACCATCAGTTGTTGTATTATAAATTAAAGCTCCTCTTGCTGTTAATGTAACACCTGTAAATGATAAATCAGCAAAATCTGTAATTGCAACACCAGATGAAACTTTTACTCCTTGGTTAACGAGTGCTTTACCACCTGCTGTGTAACCAGATGAAGCCACTTCGTTTGAAGTAGTGTAATTTTCAGTTGATGCACCTAAAGTTGCAACTGAAGTGTACATTGCTAGTTTATACGTATCTGATGCAGCATCAAAATCATGTTTTCCTTGTAGTAATTCTTTTTTGAATGAATTACAAATTGCGTTTGTTGTTATAGCCATTTTAATCTCCTTTAACTGTTTGGTGATGGTGACGAAACTTTAATTCTTGGAACGCCATCATCGAATTCTGCTCTTCTTCTTCTACCCATTTGTTGAATAGCAAAAGCTTGTATTTCTTCATTATACTTTGTTTTATACAGGTTGTACATATCTAAGGGTCCTTTTAAATAAGAAAATGCTTCTGTTAAAACTCCGTGCAATAACATAGATTCTTGATATTGTGATAAATAGGTAGCAGTGCTGCTATCAAAATGAGGGGGTGTTACGATATAATTTAATTGTACCCCATATGCAATATTTGGAGTAGGTGCAACAACAATAGTTGCATCATCCCAATTCGCATAATATTTAGGTTTTCCTGTAGCACCTGTACTATTGTACTCTGATATAAAACTTGTGTCTCTTTTTTCCATGAATTCTCTATCACTAGTAATTGTTGCATCAGCAAATACTTGAAGGGATCTAATAATTAAAAAATCTGCAGGAGTTACTAAGTATCTTTTATTAGCAGTGAATGAAGAGGTAGCGTATTTTCTAGTATCATCATAATCAACTTGTCCTGCAATATCTAATTCTGTATTTCTAATAAATTGATCAATTAAGGTATCAGATAATACATTACTATCTACTTCTGTGTAGTTTCTTACCTGGGTTAAAAAATCTGAATGTGATATAGCCATTATGTAATACTCACGGTTACGGATTTAATTTGAATAGATAACTGTCTTCTTCTATTTTGTAAAGAAGGATCCGCAGGTTTCATTGCAGAAGTTCCTTGATTATCAAAAGCAAAATCTCCAGGAAGTGTTAAATTAGCAACACCAACAGATGCTCCACCAGAATCAGCTTGTACACCATCTCTATTTGTCGGTTGTTGAAATCTTTGTGGTCTTGTATTTTGTAATGCAATTGCATCTGCTACAGTTCTTCTACGTCTTATTTGTGGATGTTTAGGTTCAAATTCAGAGTAATGAACTAAAGAGCCATTCCACTCTTTGACCATTTCATTATACGGAAATGCCATACCGGATCTATCAGATATAGCTAATGCACTTTTACCTGTAGCAAATTTTGGCATACTTAAACTCCATTAGGATAAAAAGATTGTGGAGTAATAAATGTCGATGCTCTTTGACCATCTTCATCTAACGCTCTTTTCAATTCATCCTCATAAATTAATTTATTTTGTTGTACTAATTGAGGTGCTTTTTTCATAGCTATGTAATAAGCTAATCCCGCACACATGCATGGTAAAAATCTATATGCAACATCTGCATCATTGGTGTAAGAACCTGCATCTTCAATTCTTTTAATTACATAAAATTTAAGTGTATTATAAGTATTTAAATCTGGTGCTTGGTATAAATAAATCTTTGGTGTTGTTTGTCTATCCACATAATATTGTGAAGGTTGTCCAGTTGCTAATTTATTTGGTAATGCAGCATATGCAGATCTATCAATTTTAGTTATTGAAACATCCTGTGTATTTGCATCATCTGATGCTGCTGCAGTTGAGGATACATATGCTTCAAGCACATCATTTACATCCGAATCAACTGTATATTCTGCTTGCCCTGCAACTAAAGGTATTTCGTTTAATTCTGTTTTCCAAAGATGAATACCTCTGTTACCCCACTCAGCAAACAATAAATCTAGACTTCTTCTTGCAGAACGTAAATCATAACCAGAAGTGGTGCTAAGACCACATCTTTCAAAACCTTCATCAATTATTTCATCAATATTCAGGTTAAAACTTGTCGTTCCTGATGTAGCCATTTAAATGTTCTCCTTTTTAGCGGCCGCTTTGAGAGTGTAAAGCTTCTCCTTTTTGCGGTTGTACAACTTATTTGATTGTACCACTTTTAAACTAAATTTTGAAGACCTTAGGTTTTTTGCTATTGGGTTTCTTTTTGACTTGTAATCTTTTCTTTTTTTCACCTCTAGCGCCTCTTAACTTGCCTTCTATTTGTTGTGGTATTTGTGATCGTCCTATTGGCATTATACTAAATCAGTAGCCTTTCCTATGATTGGTTTATATTTAGTTTTACCATCTTCTTTAAAAGCTCGCAAGAATTGTTTTCTACCTTTTTCAGGAACATAGGATACATGACACCATCCACTATTTGGTTCTCCTGGAACATAGAACTCTAAAATCATTTGATCATAATCTAGGTTTTTATAAATCCAATCACAAACTTCTGCGTTGTCTTTACCTGGACATTCGAAATCAACGGCTTCAGCTTTACAGTGCTGGCTATCAATCGAACTTCCTATTTTTAAACATAAATCTGGACTACGATAGCCGCTAGTCACTAAAACAGGGCCGAAGTGATCACGTACCGGTTGAAGTATATTTTCACACAATAATTTTAATTTTTCTATTTGATTAGCATTTGGATTATTATCAATGTTTAATCTAATTGCTGTATCGGATTTTGTTAACTCTTGAAGAGTAAAATTTCTGGAAAGGTTCATTATTTTGGTTTTATAATCTTGTCTATACTTATACTACCATCTATATTTTTTTCAACAGTAGCCTCTACTTCCCCGCACATTAATCTTTTATTATTC